ACTATTTATTTCAAAAGGAACACTACAATGGCAACAGTTTACGAAATCATTCAGGGCTTATCACAAGCCGCAGCAAACGCCTACGACGGTGCAATGACCGAAGAGGGTGAGCCTGTGAAGGCAGGATTAAAGAGAGAAGAGGGCAACCCTCTTATCGACAAGCGTGTTATGGACGGCTTCAATGTTAAGTTCCACGGCAACATTATGCGCCTCTCTTACATGTCTGAGGTCACTCTCAAGGAAGTATATGCCAATGGTTTCGAGTCTGATGTCGAAGCACAGATGAACGAGATTATTAAGTTCCTAAAGAAAGAGGCACGCAAGATTACTGGTGCCACCCCATCACTAACCAAGCAGGGTGAGATCGACATCCGTGTTGAAAATTCATCCCGCGTTCGTTCTTGGGTTACTGCTGTTCTTGAATACAAGGTCGGCGGTATGGAAGAGGTCGCAGTCGTCGGTGAAGCGACCGAAGACAAGCTTGCTGCTGGCTGGGAAGCTTTCATGAAGCAGGGTGGGCTGGGCAAACGTCCACCAAATGACAAGAGACCTAAAAACTCAGGAGACAAAAAATGAAACTTACACAAGCAACATTAAGAAAACTCATCAAAGAAGAGCTTGAAGAAATGCAGAACACTGACTCAATGCGTGATTTTGAAACCGAAATTGGCGTTTTGATCGAAAAGGCAATAGCTCTCGCAATGGAGGCCAGATTATCAAGAGTTGAGGATATTCTTGTATCTGCCCACGAAGAGTTAATGGGTCTATAGTGGGTATGAATGCCAAGATTAACGAAAAAGCAAATACTCAAAGAAGTCGTTAAATGCGGCAAAGATCCATCTTATTTCCTCAAGAACTATGCCCGTATATCTCACCCGATGCACGGGCTTATGTTATTCAACACATTTGATTATCAGGACGAACTCCTAAAAGACTTCAACGACTACCGTTTTAATATCATCAACAAAGGTCGTCAGTTGGGTATCTCAACGATTACTGCTGGCTACATTGTTTGGATGATGTTGTTTCATCGAGACAAAACCATTCTTGTCATGGCAACTAAGTTTGAGACAGCAGGCAACTTGGTCCGAAAAGTCAAAAACATTATGAAGAACCTTCCTGACTGGATCAGAATTGCAAATATCACAACCGACAACCGCACGTCCTTTGAGTTGTCTAATGGCTCTTCTATCAAGGCTGCCTCCACTTCTGGCGATGCTGGTCGCTCTGAGGCACTATCGCTTCTTGTTCTTGACGAGGCTGCACACATTGAAGGTCTAGAAGAGTTGTGGACTGGTCTGTACCCGACACTATCTACTGGTGGTCGTTGTATCGCCATCTCTACACCAAATGGTGTTGGTAACTGGTTCCACAAAACCTGCACAGGCGCCGAAAGCGGAGAAAACAACTTCAATCTAACGACGCTGATGTGGTGGGTTCATCCCGAAAGAGATGAAGAATGGTTCAAGAAAGAGACCAAAAATATGTCCAAGAGGCAGATTGCACAGGAGTTGGAGTGCAACTTCAATACTTCGGGTGAAACTGTTATCGATCCAGAGAATATGGAATGGATTATGTCCAACATCAGAGAACCAAAACATAAAACTGGATTTGATAGAAACTTTTGGATCTGGGAAGAGTATGATCCAAGCTGCAACTATCTCATGTCAGTAGATGTAGCAAGAGGCGATGGTGCAGATAGTTCTACATTTCATATCCTTAAGCTTGAAACTATGGAAATTGTTGGTGAGTATATGGGTAAGCCAACTCCCGATTTGTATGCTAATATGCTAAATCAGGTTGGTAGAGAGTTTGGAAACTGTATGCTGGTCGTAGAAAATAACTCTATTGGCTATACTGTCATAGATAAATTAATAGAGTATGGCTATCCCAACCTCTACTATTCGATTAAATCTACACACGAATATATTGATCAACATCTTGGCGAACACAGGACAGGTGCCGTTGCTGGTTTTTCCACAACAAGCAAGACTAGACCGCTCATTGTTGCCAAGCTAGAAGAGTTTGTAAGAAACAAACTAGTTAAGACGTATTCTTCACGTTTGGCAAACGAGTTCCGTACTTTTATTTGGTATAACGGGAAGCCACAAGCCATGAGGGGCTACAACGATGACTTGGTGATGGCTCTTGCGATTTGTTGCTGGGTGCGGGACACAGCCTTGCAAACAAACGCACGAGACTTAAACTACCAAAAAGCGTTCGTTGATTCAATCATGACTTCAAGGACTACCCTAAACACGCAAATAAAAGGACAAATTGGCTACACAGGAGAAGATACCACAAGTAGAATGAACGAAGCAAAAAACCTATATTCCCAATACATGTGGATAATAAAGTGAGAAAATAATGGCACCAAAAAATCCAAAGCAAGGTGGAAACCCCGCCAACAGACAGTCGCAGTTATTCAAATCTCTTACAAGACTCTTTTCAGGCCCTATCGTTAGTTACCGTTCAGAGTCTGGTCGTAAGATTCGTAGACAACATTTGGATAAATACTCAACCAGATTCAAATCAGCATCTGGGCAACAGTTCAAAAAGCAGTCTTATAATCCTTTAGATACAATCGCTGCAAACGCTATTGCAAACCAGCGTCGCTCAGAGCGCTACATTGACTTTGATCAAATGGAGTACATGCCTGAGTTGGCCTCCGCTCTTGATATATACGCAGATGAAATGACTACATTTTCTGCACTTTCTCCAATGTTGAATATTAAGTGTCGCAATGATGAAATCAAGGCAGTCCTCAACATTCTTTACCACAACGTAATGAATATAGAGCACAACCTCTTTGGCTGGTGTCGTACAATGTGTAAGTATGGCGATTTCATTATGTATCTGGATATTGATGAGAACGAAGGTATTCAGTCTACGATTGCCCTTCCTTTACAGGAAGTTGAAAGACTGGAAGGTCTTGATGCCACAAACCCAAACTATGTTCAGTATCAGTGGAACTCTGCTGGGATGACATTTGAGAACTGGCAGGTTGCACATTTCCGAATCCTCGGTAACGACAAATATTCACCATACGGCACTTCTGTACTAGAACCTGCCCGTCGTATCTGGCGCCAACTAACCCTTATGGAAGATGCCATGATGGCATACCGTATCGTTCGTTCTTCTGAGCGAAAGGTATTCAAGATTGATGTTGGTGCTGTTCCTCCACAGGAAGTTGAGCAGTTTATGCAAAAGATTGTATCTCAGCTAAAGCGCCACACAATTGTTGATAAAGATACTGGTCGCATTGATTTGCGATATAATCCACTGTCAATCGAGGAGGACTACTATATTCCTGTTCGCGCCGGCTCTGTGACAGATATTCAAAACCTTGGTGGTGGACAAAACACAACCGCTATTGATGATATCAAGTATCTTCGTGACAAGATGTTTTCTGCCATCAAGATACCACAGGCTTATCTCACAATGGGCGAGGGTGCCCAAGAAGATAAGACTACACTTGCCACCAAGGACATTCGCTTTGCGCGTACCATTCAGCGCCTACAGCGTTCTGTTCTGCATGAGTTAGAGAAGATTGGTATTATTCACCTCTATACTCTTGGATATAGAGGCGAGGATCTTCTAAACTTTAAACTTGCACTCAATAACCCAAGCAAGATTGCTGAGCTACAAGAGTTGGAGCATTGGAAGAACAAGTTTGATATTGCGGCCTCTGCAACCGAAGGTTATTTTTCTCGTCGCTGGGTTGCTGATAATATTTTTGGTATGTCTCATGAAGAGTTCCTGCGTTGTCAGCGTGAACAGTTTTATGATCGCAAGCATGACACAGCACTTGAGGGCGTTGCAGAAGTACCAGTAGAAGAATCCGGCGGTGGTGGTGGGCTTGATCTTGGCGGCGGCGAAGGCGGCGAGCTTGATCTTGGGGGTGCCCCAGAGGGCGAGGTCGATCTCGGAGCCGATGATGCAGGCGCCGAAGAGACAGGCGGCGGCGAAGAGTCTGCACTTTTGGCAGAACCTCCCGGCTCTCGTGATTCTCCACGCCTTGCAAAATCACTAGGTAGCCGTGCCAGAACAGGAAAAAAATATGTCACCAAGAAATCCAAAGGCAAAGCCTACCAGAAGGTAGCCGTAGATAAGCGCCCCGCTGGTGCCAGAAGTAGAAACTATTCAAGTATCCCAACTCCCGAAATGAACACATATAGAACTAACAATCTTGGTGCTCCTGAGTTAAGATCTTTGTCTAGAGGTATTTATGAAGACAAAGACTCTATTTACCAAAGAGAACAAAAAGAAGAACAGGCTCTTCTTGAGGTTAATAGCTCTGTCAAGTTCTTAATAGAATCATTAGAAACAAAAGCTACGGAGAATAAAGATGAAGAATAAGCACAATAAGAAGAGAAATACAGCCTTTGTATTTGAAGCGCTTGCAAGAGAAGCAACTGTGGCAATTGTAAAGGGCGATCAGGAGCGTAAAG